AAAAGAACCCATACTTCCCAAAGGAAGTGGTTCTCCGGTGCGTTCACATACCACGTTGATTTAGCTAACAGTGGTTGGTCCAAAGAATACCAAAGACTGAAATACGTCTACGGACTGGATGTGACTCCAGAGCTTCTTTGGAACCTGACACCTTGGTCATGGCTAGCCGGTTGGGAAACCAATACAGGCGCACTTGTTCATAATCTGAGCAGGTTTGCGCAAGACGGTCTCGTCATGAGGTGGGGCTATGTGATGGAAGAGACTATTGCCTCGACTACATACAGCCTCAGTGGTGGACGCTTCTTTAATGGAGAGTCCACGGACTGTACTCAGACCTTTACGGCGATTCGCCGTTCTAGGTCTAAGGCCACCCCTTTCGGCTTCGGCCTGAACCCTAACAGTTTTACTGATAGGCAATGGTCGATTCTCGCGGCGCTCGGTATGACCCGGGCTCCGAAGACGCTATTCTGAGAAACTCAGATATGCGTTTGCTCAACCATTTGTCCAAGATCTGGACAGATGCCCCCTGTTAGGAAGTGTGCCATGTTCACTGATCCTCAGAGCGTAACAGTTCTCACTGTTGCGCAGACTCTTCCCAGAGTCTCCACCGGAGAGAATTCGGCTACCTACACGGAAGCTGACAACAACTACTCGTTGTCCGTCAGTCACGCGTACGGCAAGCGAACCACCCGCGCTCTGCGCTTCCGCAACCGTAAGGTCGCGGCTGACCCCTTTCTTACCGGGGTTCAGAAGGAGTACACGCAAACGGTCTCTGTGACCGTCAACACCGACCCAGTAGGTTTTACTGTGGCCGAAGTTGTTGGCGATTTGATCGCCATTGCTGACTACCTTAAGGCAAACACCAATGCAATCGCGACTAAGTTCGCGAGCGGCGAAAGCTAAGTCGTCTCTCTTGCGAGAGGCGTCAAAGCTCAAGCAGCCTGCTAGTAAAATAGCAATTGGCATTGTTGTTGCTGTGATCAGTGCATGGCTAAGGAATCTGACACCCCCAAAATAGGAGGACAGATGAAAAGCCTAATGCGCTTCTGGCAGATAATGCTCGCTAATGCGGGCATCAGGTGTGGCGTTTGCACCATCAGAGATTCACAACGAGTCTCTGATCGGTTTGAACACGAGGGGTTGTCGTTTTTGACGATAACCCTACCTAACTTTGCGAAAGATCTCGAAAAAGATCTTGACCAAGGTTATGTGGCTCCCACTTCCTACGCAGGTTTTTCACGTAGGAGAGGTCTCCCCCAATTTCTTGGAGGTTTCCTGGAGCTTGTGTTCGATCGTGAAAATGGATGTTTACGTGACGATGTCAACATAGAGGCGATCATTTGCCTCCGTCAACTTACCATGTTGATGGGGAAGATTGAGGTCGAGTGCACTGAAAAGCGCACAAAGGCCGCGTTCTCTGGTTACGTCACGACTGAAGCCGAGGTAAAACTCAGCGATGCCTGTCGGTCTGAATCTCAAAAAGACGATTTTCGACGTATGGCTGCTGAACTTTTCGGTCCTTTGTTCTCCAGCGTAGAAGAGAAAATCTACTACGGAGAGCTTGTTCCGAAACACGGTCCTGGGGCTACTGCAGATAGACTTCGCGGAAACGCAAAGTTTATGCAAGAAACCTGGACTACTAGGCTCGAGCACGTATTCCCTTACTGGGAATTTGCTCGACTTGGTATTGTAAGATCAGAAAATGATCTCGACAACGTTACCTGGCTTGAGCCCGGAGCAGAAGTCCCCACTAAGGTGACCGCTGTTCCTAAGACACTGAAAACACCGCGACTCATCGCAGAAGAACCTACCTGCATGCAATACATGCAGCAGGGGATATCTCATGAGTTGGTCGTCGGAATCGAGAACCACCAAGTTCTTGGCTCCCTGATCGGCTTCAAAAATCAAGAACCTAACCGCTTCATGGCGGAATGGGGCTCGGTTTTCGGAGATTTGGCAACACTTGATTTGAGTGAGGCCAGCGATCGTGTTTCCAATCAGCATGTACGTGATCTCCTGTCATCATCGCCTCTCTTGCGAGAGGCTGTGGAGGCTTGCAGATCCCGGAAGGCTGATGTTCCTGGTAATGGCGTTATACGCCTAGCCAAGTTCGCATCTATGGGCTCTGCTCTAACCTTTCCCGTTGAAGCGATGGTCTTTCTGACTATTGTCTTCATCGCAATCGAGAAACACTTGATTGGGAAAGGCGAGCTTAAACACCGTTTCTCTATGAGGGACCTGGCTGCCCGAGGGCAGTACCATTTCCTTGTAGATAGCGTGCGCGTTTATGGGGATGACATTGTCGTCCCCGTGGACTTCGCCGAATCTGTGACGCGGGAACTCGAAGCTTTTGGGCTCAGAGTGAACCGTAGCAAGAGTTTCTGGACTGGAAAGTTCAGAGAGTCTTGTGGAGGGGATTTCTACGACGGACAGGACGTAACACCTGTTCGTTGTAGACGTGTTTTCCCTTCCTCACAGAGTGACGCGCAGGAGTTAATGTCGCTTGTTTCCCTTCGTAACCAGTTATACTGGCGCGGATGGTGGCAAGCGGTGGTATTTTTGGACGAGAAGATAAGGGTTCTTACACCCTTCCCGATCGTTTTGGATACCTCTCCTGTTAAGGGCCGCCAGAGTGTATTCTCTTACGAAAGTAAGAGAATGCATCGACATTACCACACTCCATTGGTACGGGGTGCAGTTGTTGATGTCATCGAGCCAAAATCAAGTCTCGATGGTACACCGGCTCTTGTCAAGCACTTTCTCAAGCGTTCGAAAGAACCTTACGGAAAGCGGCATCTTGAGCGTTATGGACGTAGTGATTCCGTCCGCATCAAGATCACTTGGGCAACGCCGTATTAGCCTTCGGGTGAAGACGTCACCGTTGTTCATGGGCCTCCTCATTCACTTTTGAGGGGGTGCTCTGGTAGAACAGAG